TACAACGATGCAAGGGAGGCAGCATAATGGAATATAAATCAAGTGACGATGTGATAAAAGACTTAATGCCAAAGGTTATTAAGTTGGTAAGACAAACAGCATACGTTGATCCAAATGATCCAAGAGCTACTGACGCAGATGTTCTTGGAATAATTGTGGCCAAGTATTTGAAATGGGATGGTGAAGACATTATGGAAACAATGCACTCAGCTCTGGAAGATGCCAACTACCACACACTAAACGAAAAATTGTTAGAAACATACAAGGATTGGGAGAACGAAGATCCTGGTGAACTTGATTGGAATAACACAGCCAGTCCAGCGCATTATTAAAAGGAGTTATAAATAATGAAAAAAGTAATAGTAAAAGTAAAAAACAAACCAAATCATTTAAAAGCAGTTGCTTTTCTAGGCAAACATTCACAACACAAAGGTTTGCTTGATGAGACTATAAAAATGTTAGATTTCTTAAATCAATTAAATAAGGACAATAATGATACCAATAAATAGAATATTTGTTGACATGGACGGAGTCTTAGCGGACTTCGTCACAGGAGTGCAAGGGCCAAAGTATTTGAATGGCCCTTTGACTGACAACTTGTATGACGACAATAAAATTGCACTTAGTAATAAAGGCCTATTCAAAGATCTACCGCCTATGACTGATATGCAAGATCTGATTGACGGCATTAAAGATACTGGTATTTACTGGGAGATTCTTACCTGTACTGGCGAGCTGAATAGAAAAAAAGTAGCACAAGACAAAACCACTTGGATCAGAGAACATGTAGATCCAGGAGTCGTTATCACCTGTACATTCAAAGGTGAGCAAAAAGCAGCCTATGCAAAACCTGGTTCTGTACTTATTGACGACAGGCCTAAAAACATAAACGCCTGGATCGATGCAGGTGGTATAGGTATTCTCCACAAAAATGCAGCTGACACTATTGCGCAGCTGCAAGATCTAATAAACTAGGTTCCTAGTTGCACAAATAACAGCCAAAAGGTATTATCGATACTGTACTTATGAATGTTGCGGACATGGTGTTCGCAATGGCACATTAAAAGGAGGCTGTTTATGACTACGCATTTTACCTCTGGCGTCACCAACGTCAGTTCAACTGGGTCCGAAGGACTCGTAAAACAACCGAGCAAGCACAAGTATCACGATTACTTTAATGATTTTGATACATACCTAGCTTCGGATTGGACTATTACAACTACAGAAGCTGGCACTGGTTCAGCAACTGAGGCTCTTGCAGATGGCGATGGCGGTTTATTATTGCTAACAAACGCTGCTGGAGACAATGATCTGGACTTTTTACAACTTGTAAAAGAAGGCTTTAAATATGAAGCTGGAAAACAACTTGGATTCTACTCCAGGTTTAAAACAAGCGACGCTACTCAATCTGACATTGTTTGCGGTTTACAAATAACCGATACAACACCATTAGATGTTTCAGACGGTGTATTCTTTATTAAAAGTGACGGATCTACAACTATTACTTTTGTTGTAGAAAAAAATGGTACGCAATCTACTTTAGATCTACCAAATGCTGTTGCAGATGATACTTTTATGACTGTTGGTTATTTATATAATCCTAAAGATCAAAAGTTTCATGTTTATCAAAACAATGTATTAGCTGGCACGGTAGTCAACACTAATGCACCAGATGATGAAGAATTAACAGTTAGCTTTGGTATTCAAAATGGAGCAGCAGCTGCAAAGACTATGACAATAGACTATGTACACGCTCTAAAAGAACGTACTAGCTCAACTGAACTTTAAGGAGTAAAACATGGCTGACGCAGTAACTTCACAAACCATTCAAGATGGTGAGAAAACCGCGATTTTAAAATTTACCAATGTGTCTGACGGCACTGGTGAGTCGGCTGTAAAAAAAGTAGATGTCTCTGCGCTTACTAAAAATAGCGCAGGGCAAACTTGTACTTCTGTATCGGTAGCAAGAATATATTGGGCAACAGTTGGAATGAGCGTCAAATTAGAGTTTGATGCGTCTACCAATGTCCTGCTTCTTGGCTTACCTGCTGATAGCACGGGTGATGAATATTACGATCTATTTTCTGGTATCCCTAATAACGCTGGATCTGGCGTTACTGGTGATATTGATTTTACAACGACCTCCCATTCAAGTGGCGATAGCTACTCGATTATATTGGTACTTAATAAAAACTATTAAGAATGGCGGTAACAAAGCCTAAAAAAAAAGCTAAACCAATAGCTAAAACAGTAGGCAAAGGCGGTAATTACCGCTCTACCAAAAGTGGAGCGGGAATGACCAAAAAGGGTGTTGCTGCTTATCGTAAGAAGAATCCTGGATCTAAACTTAAAACAGCTGTAACAGGCAAAGTTAAAAAAGGAAGTAAGGCCGCAAAAAGACGTAAATCTTATTGTGCAAGATCCGCAGGACAATTAAAGAAGAGTTCAGCAAAAACCAGGAATGATCCTAATTCAAGAATACGTCAAGCAAGACGTAGATGGAAGTGTTAAATGGCAGATAAAAAATCTAAAACACCAAGCAATGTAACAAATCCTAGTCTGTACTCTAGGGTTAAGTCTGAGGCTAAACGTAAATTTGACGTGTATCCGAGTGCTTATGCAAATGCCTGGTTAGTAAAAACATATAAAAAACGCGGTGGTGGTTACAAAGGTGCCAAAAAAGCTGCCGAAGGTGGAGAAATGAGTAAATTAAAAGCAATACCAACCGATAACAAAGGACTTAAAAAGTTACCAACAAAAGTAAGAAACAAAATGGGTTTCATGCGTAATGGTGGTGAAGTGATGATGGTCCAGGGCAGAGGTTGTGGCGCTATGATGCAAAGCAAACGCAAAAAGACCAAAGTACCTAGAAGTTAATAATGAGTCTGACCAAATGGTTTAAAGAAGATTGGGTTGATATTGGATCTCCAAAAAAAGGTGGGGGTTTCAATAAATGCGGTAGATCTAAAACCAAAGGATCTAAAAGAAAATACCCAAAATGCGTACCAGCTGCTAAAGCTGCAAGCATGACCAAGTCAGAAAAGAAATCAGCAGTAAGTCGTAAACGAGCTAAAAAACAAGGCGTTGGTGGTAAGCCAACAAATGTAAAAACTTTTGCCGCAAAAGGTGGTAAGATAATAAAAAGTTCAAACATGGGATTGTTTGGAAGGAGTTAAAAATGAAAGGAACGAAATATAAAGCAGGCGGCGGTGCTATGAAAGGTACTAAATATATGTCTATGGGCGGAGCTGCAAAAGGCACTAAATATATGTCTATGGGCGGAGCTGCAAAGGCCGAAGTAAAGGCTAATCCTGGTATGGATAAAATGCCCGCATCTATTTTGGCTAAATTGCAAGCGGGATTATCACCAGTAAGTGGTGGCAAAACAAAGTCTTTAGCTAAGGCCATGAAAAAGAAACCAGCAAAAAAATTTCCACCTAAAGCTAGATAAAATTTTTTATTAAATAAGGTGGCGTATTTAATATCAAATATCCCGCAGTTTAAATGCTGGGTACGAAAAGAATTTACAACCAACCATCAACATGGTCATGGTGAATATTTACATGCTTTGGCATTTGCAGTGAACACGATTCCAGACAGATCTTTGTCCTTCCAGGTAGTTTTTACTGGATGTGAAACCGATTTTGAGGGTTATCCAGATGATAATGTACACGGAGGAGCAATGTGGGCCAGGATGCCAATACAAGCTCTTATAGCAGACGTTCCTTTGCAAGAGTGGCCAAAGCCTATGGAAGATCATTTAGCTCAACCATGGGATTGTCTAAGCCATCATCATAGCGTGGTTTCTTTAGACAGAGTCAGCTCAAGTCCCTGGTATTGTAAAATAGACGGTGAATTTTATATGGGAAAATATATGTTTACGGTTGATTATACCGATCACTCAATAGCAGATGATCCTGCTCAACATAAACAGTCACATGTGTTATATTTGACGGATGCTGGTGAATATACTGGCAATTTTGTGGCTCTACCGAATAACAGAGTAAGAGCAACTAATCCAGCTTTATGGAGAACGGGTGAAGGCGCACCAGATTTTGCACCATCACAATGGATCCATTCTGCTGAGCAGCACGAGAGCTATACAGATCCAGTCAAGACATTTGACAATTTGTATGCCTCAGACGAAGATAGAGAGTAATTATGGCATTATCTGGAAGCAAAGACTTTGAATTAGATGTAGCGGATTACGTTGAAGAAGCGTTTGAGCGTTGTGGCCTAGAACTTCGTACTGGTTATGATCTTAAAAGCGCAAACAGAAGTCTGAACTTAATGCTTGCAGAGTGGGCCAACAGAGGTCTAAACCAATGGACTGTTAAAGAAAAAACAGTTGCAATGGTTCAAGGAACTAGCACATACAATATAGACAGCACTAATGCTACAGCTCCAATTGATGTTCTGGACGTTTACATAAGAGAAACTCAAGGATCTGAAACAACAGATCTTCCCATGACCAGATTAAGTAGAGCTGAGTATTCTCACATAACAACAAAATCAAGCACAGGTAAGCCAAATCAATTTTTAATAGATAAACAAACCACACCAACATTAACAGTGTGGCCCGTGCCAGATAAAACTAGCAGCTATACGGTTTACATGAATGTTCTTACAAGAATGGATGATGCCGACGCTGGTGCAAATACTATGGACATGCCATTTAGGTTTTATCCATGTTTAGCAGCTGGCCTAGCCTATTACATTTCATTAAAAAGAGCTCCAGATAGAACCAGCATGTTAAAAAGTTTATATGAAGAAGAGTTCCAAAGAGCTTTATCTACAGACGAAGACAGAGCATCATTTAGAGTATCGCCTAGTCTGAGGAGTTATAACAACGCATAATGGCTTTTGCATCTGGTAAATTTTCTTATGGCATTTGTGATATATCTGGTTTTAGATATAAGCTCCAGGATATGCGTAAAACTTGGGATGGGTTATTAGTCGGCCCAGATCAGTGGGATCCTAAGCATCCACAGTTAGAACCAAAACCAGCTCCAGATGATCCACAAGCTGTAAAAAATGCTAGACCAGATAAAGCTGACGATAATTCAAAATTTTTAGTTTATACTAATGTTGGAGACGGTAAGCTGGGAACAGTTCTTACAACTTTTTCAGTGACAACAAACGTAGGCGAGGTAACGGTGACAACATGAGTTTTACATACAGCACACTAAAGACTGCAATACAAGATTATTTGGAAGTATCCGAAACTACATTTACAAATGAATTACCAACTTTTATCCAAGAAGCTGAGGATCGTATATTTTCTTTTGTTCAATTACCAAAACAAAGAAAAAACGTCCAGGGTACTTTAACCACTGGTAACAGATTCTTGGCTACACCAACAGATTTCTACGCTCCTATGAGTTTGGCTGTAATAAGCTCAAGCACATACGATTACTTAGACTTTAAACATCCATCATTTATTAAAGAATATTCACCTGGCACTACAAGGGCCA